GGCTGTTGGTGACAACGGCCTCCGGCTGACCGGTCTTGTTGACCGCCAAGGTGGCTCCAGGCTGCAGCCAGCCACCGGAGTCGTAGCCGTAGACGCCCGCGGATGGGCCACCGTAGATACCGATCTCACGGACCGGGATGCCGAAAGTGGGCGCCTCGATCATCCGGCCGCCACCCGACGCGATTGCCACGTGGTGCGCCGGGTATCCCCAGAACAACAGGTTTCCGGGGACCATGGCGTTACCGGGGCGAGAACCCGCCTGATATCCGGCAGCCGTCAGCCTGGGCCAGCCCCAACCGAGCTGCTTTGCAGCCCAGTAGACCAGACCGGAGCAGTCCAGCCCGCCGGGGACGGACGACCCGCCCCACACATAGGGTGTACCGATGGCCTTGCGGGCTGCGGACGGTAGGTCCGTTGCACCGGTCATATCGACCGGCCCGTCGCCGCCGCCGAAAGACGGCTTCGGGGCGTGAGCCACCGTGTAGTCCTTCAGGCCGCCAAGCACCTTGCCTACAACGGCCTCGCCAGCCTTCCACATGAAGTTGCTCTTGGACCCGCTGTATCCGCCCATGAGCTTGTCAACCTGGCCCTTGACCATCGTCTCGATAGCCCCCGCCGGGTCCAACATGATGGTGGTGGCGGCCTCCGCAGCACTGGAAACCCAATGCGCGGCCTTCTCAACCGTGGAGCCGATCTTGTCCTTCAAGGGCTCCCAGATACCTCCCGGCGCGAACGCCTGGTACGAGGCACCACCGAGATCCCCACCGGGGATACGGTGCCCACTGGAGGCGGCTGCGTTCATGGCATTGACCATGCGCGGGCCGCCAACAGCCTTCACCCACTCGGGCCGCATGATCGCCTCGCCACCGGATAGGGCAAGACGTCCGCCCCCGTCGGTCGAGGTGAAATGGTAGATGTCCCTGCCCGGGGAATAGCCTGGCAGCACACCGCCGGAGGCGAATTTGATTTCCGGGACCGATGGCATGCGGAAGTCGAGGCCCAGCGCCTCCATAACACTGTCGGCCAACTTCTTAATGCCGCCGGTGTACACCGTTCGGATGACGAAGTTGATCGGCTGGGCCGCGGCTGCCTTGACTCGCTCGAACGCGCTGGCGACTCCATCCCGCATCGCTAGGGCACCCCTGGCGATCCCGTCCCACGTACGACTAATCATTGGGAGAAGCGTGTTCTGAAGCCAGTTCCCGGCGGAGCTGACGCTGCTACGGAGCAGGCCCCAGGCGCTCGACACTCCGCTCTGCATGGCGGAGGCACCCGCTGAAATCAAACTCCAGGCGGTGGTGACCATCGGCACCACCACACCGGTGATGAAATTGGCGACAGTGCTCACAATCGCCTGAATGCCCTGCCAAGCAATCTGAATCAGAGTCCACAGCGTGGTGGCTGCAGTCGCGATACCGTTCCAAGCCGCGACAATGAGCGGCCACACAACATAGACGATGAACGTGTACACCGGCTCGATGGCCGCCATAATGAAGTTCCACGCCGCCTGGACAGCAGGCCAAAGAAAGTTGACGACCGCCACAAGGTTGTTCCACGACCACGTGATCCACGGCCAGGCCGTAGTCACCCACCAGTTGTAGAACCCCGCAACCCCGTCGTAGATGAAATTCCAAGCCTGCTGGATGATGGGCCATATCCACTCGGCCAATGCGGCAAGTTGGCTCCACCCCCACTGGATCCAGGGCCAAGCGGTTTCCTGCCACCAGGTGACAAACCTAGAGACCGCGTCCGTGATCCAGTCCCAGGCTGCTACGACGTAAGGCCACAGCCATGCAGCCAACTCGGCGAACTGGCTCCATCCCCACTGGATCCAGGGCCAGGCAGTCTCCTGCCACCAGGTGACGAACCCGGAGACCGCATCCGTGATCCAGTTCCAGGCTGCCACGACGTAAGGCCACAACCATGCGGCGAGCTCGGCAAACTGAGTCCAACCCCACTGGATCCAGGGCCACGCAGAGGTCTGCCACCAGGTGACGAACCCGGAGACCGCGTCCCAAATCCAGTTCCAGGCCGCCACGACATAGGGCCATGCGGCCTCCGCCGCGGCAACAATGTAGCCCCATCCGGTCTGGATGGCGGGCCAGGCTGTCTCGTTCCACCAATTGATGAACGGCGCAACGGCGTTCTCGTACAGCCAGTTCCAGGCATTCCCAACGGCCGTCAGTGCGGTTTCAGTGTTGGCGCGGAAACCCTGGTCCAGGTAGTCGGTGAGCGCCTGAAGGTGCTCACCCATCCAGCGCAGGACGGGGCCGAGGATGTTGTCCCACAGCCAGTTGGCCACCGCCCCGATGGCCTGGAAGACGGGTACGGCGACCGCCGCGAGAAGCCTGAACGCGTCAACCAGGATCGTGCCAAGGAAATCGACGAGCGGCCCGAGGAAAGCCCCGAGGTCCTGAATCGCCTTGGTGATGAACGGGATGACGATCTGTCCAACCTCGGTCAGGACAGGAATGATGACCGCCAGCCACTCCCCAAGCTTCTCGATGATCGTGCCGACAATCGGACCCAGAACCGCCACGAGAGTACTGATGGCCTGAGATATGAGCGGGAGAAGCGTCTCCGCCATATTGGCCAACGGGGGAGCGACGAGCTCGATCGCCTTCCCCAACGAGTCCCCGATAATCTGAGACACCTGGCTGAACGTAGTAGACAGCTCCGACACAGCGGTCTGGATACCCGACGAGGCGAGCGCGGTGCCCAGCGCGGTGAAGGCGTCCGACACGGAGGTACGAAGCTTCTCCGACTGCTGCCACATGGAGATGAACAGCCCGATGGTGAACCCGACGGGGGCGGTCAGACCGGAGAAGGCGCCGCCCAGAAGAGGAATGCGGGTCAGCAGGGGCCCCAACGAGCCGCCGAGGAGACCGAAGACCGGCACGAGTCCGGACATGGTTGTCTTCAGCGACTCGAACGAACCCGCCGACTTCATCTTGGTGATGACGCCCGCGATCTTGTCGCCAAGCCCGACGAAGCCCTCCGAAATCTTGTTGAGCTTCCCGCTGATGTTCTCAACGCCGATGGCTTCGATGATCGAGGCCATGGCCTTCTGGATACGGTTCTTGACGTTCGTGATCGCAGTGCCGATACCGCCAGTAGCAGACCGGGCCTGCGTCTCGAACGAGGCGAAGCCCTCCCCGCCCTCGGTGTTGAGCTTCAACAGGGCGTTGTTGAAGTCCCCGAAGGAAACCGTGCCATCCTTCATGGCCTTGTAGAGCGTCTGGCTGTTGGCATCGACGCCGAGAATGGACTTGGCGAGCTGGTCCATCTGGCCCGGCATGGCGTTGGTCATCGACCGCCATGCCATCATGTCCACCTTGCCGACGGCGAATTGCTGACGGTACTGCTCCATGGCGTTGGCCGCGAGAGTGCCCGACGCACCACCGGCAAGCAGCGCGTTGTTCAGGGCAAGCGACACGTCAGTAGCCGATGTCAGGTCACCGGTAAGCGGCGTCATGGACTGCGCCAGGCGAACGATATCGTTCGTCGCCGTCGGCAGCCCGTCGAGGGAGGAGGAGATGCGCTTGATCTGCTCAGCCGCCTCCTGCGAGGAGAAGCCGATGTTCGACATCACCTTGGGGAAGTTGTTCAGCTGATCAGCGCGCTCAATGGCCCCGCCCAGGTTGGTAGCGAGTACCGCGCCGAGCCCGGCGGCGGCCACTCCGGCGGCCTTCACGCCGACGCCGATGGCGTCCGAGATTGTGGAGCCGATAGTGCCAGCGACACGTCCTGCGACGTCCTTGGCGGTCGTAAGAGCCGAGCCGAGCTTCCCGGGGATTCCTTGGAACACACCCCCGATCCCGGAAACCATGTTGTGGACCGGCTCAGGCATCTTGGCCCACGCCTCGGACCACACGCCCTTGATACGGCTGGCTGCCGAGCTCACCGCCGGGATCGTACGATCGATGCCGTACTTGACGAGCGACGAGGCGTTGGACGCGTACTCTCCAACCTTGGAGAAAGCGCTACTGGCGATCGAGCCGACCTTGGAGAACGCGCTGCCGGTGACCGAACTGACGGTGCTAAAGGCCGCCGAAATCTTCCCGGGTACAGCGCTGGCGAAAGCCGACACCCGCTCAAGAGCAGGCGCCATGAAGTCCGAGACTTTAGAGACCGCTCCCCCGACGACCGACCCGATCCGGCCGCCTATGCTCATCGCCATCCGAACAGCAGGCTCGACGAAGTTGTCGCGAGCCGCTGTAGCCAGGGTTGAGAAGGCGTTGCGTACCGGCGCCGAAGCGGTATAGATCGCAGAGCCGATACGACTACCGAGATCGATGACACTGCGAACGGCGGGCTCGACGAAGTTGTCACGAGCCGCCGTAGCCAGAGTCATAAACGCTGACCTGGCGGCATTGGCGCCGTTGACCACCGACGTCGCCACACGGCTGCCGAAATCAGCGGTCATCCTAACGGCGGGCTCGACGAAGTTGTCACGAGCCGCCGTCACCATCGTCGTGAAGGCCGACCTGACGTTGGCGGCGCCGGACACGATAGAGCTGCCCAGCCGGGTGCCAAAGTCGGCCGTCATACGAATGGCAGGCTCAACGAACCCAGAGTAGGCATAGGACGCCATGGACGTGAACGCCGAGCCCACACGCGCGGCGCCACTGGCGACCGCGTTGCCGATCCTGGACCCGATCTCAGCCGTCAGTCGGACCGCCGGGTCCACGAAGTAGTTGTAGGCGTCCCTCGCCATAGAGGCGAACGCACTGCGCGCGGGAGCCGTGGCGGCCCAGAATGACTGACCCATTCGGAGCGCAGCGGAGCCCACCGGCGCCCCCGGGCGCACCCGCCCCCCGCGCCCCCCCCCCGCCCCCCCCCGCCCCCCCCGCC